GTCCATCGGATCGAACCGATGAAGCAACCTTTTCACTAAACCTGCTGCTCGAGTGAGCAGGGGGAGCGTTGTATCAAGATTCTGGTCAGAACTCTTGAGAGCCCTATCAGTAGATTTGAACTTACTGATAAAGGCCTTTTCAACGTCAACCGGGTACGGCATTTCTAATTTGTAATACATCAACGTAAGCTGACGTATTACAAGCACAGCGCTACTCAAAACATCACGTTCTATCCAAGCACCGACAGAGAAGTCGGCGGTATGGAAGTCGAACCGGCATGTACCGTCCTCTGTGAAGAGGGCGGCGAAGGCCTTGTGGAGGAATTGAGCATAGTGACAACCTCTACGTGCTTTAAACTCAGCTGGAAGCTCAAAAACGCCCGTCATAAACGAGCGCTCAAGAGCCTTTCCAAGCTTGGGCAACGTAGTCGTAATGTAGGTTATCCCTTCAGCATGGCAACGTCTCTCGAAGTCCTGGATATCTCCAGGCGAGACGAAACCATACAGGTTTCCTAATTGTTTGGCAGTAGTCGACCATGTGTCGACTAAGACAGGGGGTACATTCATATATGTTTCCTTTCTGTTGTTTAGGTACTCGGGACACTGTGTCCCAATTTGATTACGGACGCTTTCTACTAATGTACAGTATAGACGACGCCACGGCTAGCAGGAATGCGAGCATAGGTGCAGTTTTCATGTACATGAAGTATAGAGCATTCATCATGTCGGCGATCTCTTGCATTTGGATACTAAGTCTAGGGCATCTTGCCGTTAGACCTCCATTTGGGAGATCGCATCAATCATGGTGGCTTCGCTCAGGAGTGAAATGAGTTTTTGAATCTCAATTTTCGCAGCTTCAATAGGCAGGTCCGCCGTACGATTAAGTACGAGGTCCAACTTAGTGAAGAAGCCTTTGGTTGTAAGCGTAGGACCAGAACCAGTAAACTGGGGAGTCCGAAGCGAAACCAAAGTCCTGATAATCCCTTGCTTCGTTCTCGCGTGCGAGATTGAGAGCGTCGGACGACCGTTAAGGTCACCCGAAGGGGACGGAGCACTGAATTCGACTGCTAACCCATCGAGCTGGACTTTTGATCCATAGGTGAGGTTAACAGCTGGTGAGCCGTAAGTAGCGGTGTACGTTGTGTTCAACATTTATTTGTTTGTTCTAATGGACTCGTTATGTTTGCTTTGCTATCTAAACATTAGATAGAGAAGCTCGGTCAAAGTACCAACCTGTCCAGAGTTAGGTAGTTTGAGTTTAGGTGGTGATATTTTGCCTTCGTCGAAATTAATCAACTGAGCTTTGCGGGTATAGTTCGTCGATGTATATGCACCCGTGAGGGCTGGC